TCAGGACTGCCTCTAGGTGCATGGCAAGCAGACGGTCAATCACTTCTTGGGCCTCAATCAGTGTTTTGAGCTTCATTTTGCTGCTCCTGCTGCGGCCTTCAGGGAGGCTTGGTGTTTGACCCAGAACCGGGACTTGGCCGGTGATGTTGGAATGGCCTTAAAAGCCTCTTGGAGCGCTTCTATGCCGTTCAGAGAGGCATCTCTGAGCGACTCGATGTGTTGAGCCTCAAACGCCTCATCTTCATCGTCTGTAGGAGATTTTTCACCTTCTGGCAGGTCTTCACCGGCATAGATGTACAGACCAAGACCATGCAATCCGAGAGCCTTGGTCATGCAGCGCATAATGGCTGTATTGACCGCGAAGGCGTCCGGGTTAGGGATAGCTTTATTCCGATGATCCATGACGGGCAGTTGGCAGGTCATTGCCTTGCCAAAGATCGTCACAGTGACCCAGACCAGAGCAGTGCCTCCTGGCAGGGTCATGAACGGCTCTTCGGTGTACTGATCTCGCTTGAACGTCTCCACCTTGAAGGTGGCTGTTGGATCAGCCTTTAGTGCTTCAGCCCAGGCCCAAGCCCACGATAAGTAGGTCAGGTTGGACTTCTTCTCGGTATGCTCGTTGACGTTAGTCTTGAGCAGATTCTCGATACTCATCTTCTCTCCTTAAAGACCGCTGCGGGATGCTGCGGCATGGGGATGGATTGTACAGTTCTCTTAACGCCACACAAGGCTTTTTCATAGGGACTTACCCTAATCTGGTGTTTTTATGCTTTAGCAGAGCCTCAATGTCGTAGATGAAGTCTCGATGCTCGTAGTCGTACTCATTGATTTCATCTTCTGTAAAGCCTACCCATTCGCGCTGTGCTGGTTGCTTCTCAGCCTTTTCGATGGCGGTGCGGAGGGCATGAGCAGAGGGCATAAGCCGATTGTGCTTTGCGGCATACCCTTTCATCTCAAGCTCCATTGCTTCTAGTGCTTGTTTCATGGCTTCTACGATCATTCTTGCCCTTTCGTTTGGTTTGTCGATCTAACTCTTTTGCCAGTACCTCACGGCCCAGCTTCGTCACTACGCTACCGGCATCTACCAGCTTGCGCCGTCTGAGTGACCAGTAGGTGTTCCAGCTTCCAGGCTTGTCGTTCTTCAGCCTGAATTTCCAGCCCAAAGCAAAGTGCTTGAGCATAAAAATTTGGTGATCGGATAGGCTCATGGTCGATTTTTCTCAAAGTGCTTCCAGCCTCTCCATGTGTTTACTTCACACTCATAATGCCAAATGGCAATTCCGGTAACGGCGGCTTGTTTAGTCCTGAGCTTGCGTATAGCCTTCATGTAGATCTGCCGCGCCCGTTCAGTGGTGCAATCCAACTGATTGCCAACATCGCGGAAAGTCTCGTTCTCAAGCACCACAAGTCGCACCACAAAATCCTCTCGCTCAGTCAGCGGTATAGCTTCCAACAGCTTTACAACGAGATCGTGCTTTTCAATGGCTTCTGTGTCGGTCTGATGCTCCCATGACCATCCATGCCTGGGAAGCTCCGGCAATTCAGAATCACGGCTGTACCAAATCGCTTTGACTTCGTGCGGCAAGGTGTCTGTCATCAGCTTGCCGTAGTAGGGTGTTCCTTTTCCTCTCATGTTGCTCATTGTATAGATTGCTATCCATAAACTACTGGGACTTACCCTAACCCGTGGCCAATGAATGTAGAGTACACTGTACGGATGACCAAAGAAGAGGCGATCAAAAGGGCGGGTTCTCAAGCTGCACTGGCGCGGATACTTGGCGTGTCCAGGGGCGCAGTGAACCAGTGGAAGCAGATGCCACAGGGCCGTGTTTATCAACTGATGGTCATAAAGCCCGAGTGGTTTGTAGGGGCTTGACAAGTCCACAGAAATCCTAGACACTGCAATTGTTGTCGTAGCGGACAGCAAGTAAGGCCGTTTAAGTCTATCCCTGGCCCCGGATCCTCCCGGGGTTCCGCTACCGGGGATAGAACTTAAGCGGCTTTTTTGTTGTCTACACGACTCGCAGACTATGCGGCACGTCGGTGGTAGTCTGTTAAACAACCCTGTTACACGAGCAAGCCAGAGCAGGGACGGTGGGCGAATCCTTAGAGCCGGGCGGTTGAAACAAGTCTGAGGTAGTGCGTATGCGAGGGCATGGCTCCGGAAAGCAGGGCACAGAGCGAACCTTGATGTTGATCACGGTAAGGCTGTGCTTCGCTCAGACATCCACCAAAAAGCAGGGTTGTGGAAGACATGGGGATAAGAAGATGAGATTGTGCAAATGTGGGGCAGTAGTAGGACAAAGCCAGCTAACACAAAACCGAACCGCGTGGCGATGTGTTGGTTGTGGCAGGTACGAAATTTTCAACGACAAGGAGGCTCAATGTTTGAGAGTGGATTTGACAGATTCTGGGCAGCGTGGCCCAAGTCCTTCAGAAAAGGCGGCAAAGCAGCCTGCCTAGCAAAATGGAAGAAGACTTACTGCGAAACGTGTGCAGATCAGATCATCAAGCACGTTGAGTGGATGAAAACAACCGATCAGTGGCGAAAAGACAACGGTGCATTCATCCCAGCACCACTTGTTTACCTAAATCAGGCAAGATGGGATGGGGCTGAGATTCCAGAAATCAAAAAGCCCATCACAATGGAGCAAGAGTACCAGCAGCGTATTGCCAACACAGTCCCGATGCCTGACCACATCCGGGAGCGGCTGGCTCAGATCAGGCGAGGCGTATGAGCGCAAACCAAACCCAAGTCGCAGGGCAGCACTACAAAACCGAAATCCAGCCCTGGGATTTCATTGCTGCCAACAAGCTCGACTACTTCGAGGGCAACATAATTAAGTACGTCAGTCGGTGGAGAGTCAAAGGAGGCGTGGAAGACTTACGCAAGGCCCGGCACTACCTTGATAAACTGATCGAAATGAATGTCAAACCATGACCCATGAGCAAGCCCAAAAAATCCTCGATAAAGTCCGCGAGGGTGTTGCCTACCCGGCCGGTGTTGTGGATTTCGCCTTACAGCTCACCGGAGACCTTGATGCACATGAGGCGCACGGAAGCCAGGGAATGGGTGGAGCGGTACAAACGCAAGGCCAGACAAGTTGGGGCAGAGCAGGCCAGGATTTGGTGGAGCGTAATCATTTCGGCCATCGAGCGTAAACGGGGCCTAGATGCTGCAACCGAACTGCGTAGACTCATGAACGAGGAGCGTAAAAAGTGACTTTCATGGTTCAGTTCCCGATTGACGCAAACCCAGTACCCAAGGGCAGGCCCAAGTTTTCCAAAATCGGCGGCTTTGTCCGAACGTACACACCCCGAAAAACCAGCGACTACGAAACCATAGTCCGGGAAACCGCAAAGCAGGCAATGGGGCCAACTGAAGTCCTAGAAACGCCTGTGGCAATCTATCTCTACATCAGGCTACCTATCCCTAAGTCCTATCCCAAAAAGCGCCTGGAGGCCTGTTTAAGGGGCTTGGAGAGGCCAACCAAGAAACCGGACATAGACAACCTTGCCAAATCTGTGTTGGACGGACTGAATGGGGTGGTTTATGTTGATGATGGCCAGATCGTCAGCCTCCATGTGACCAAGGTCTACTCATCCGCGCCTGGGGTTGATGTTCTCATCAAAGAGGAACTGCCATAAAAAACGGCCCCGAAGGGCCATTCTTACCGCTTGCCTAAGATGATCCTCAGCAATAGGGCTAGTCCAGCGTACAACATACCGAGGCCTCGATCTGTTCGATGATGGTCGGGTCAAGCACAGGCAGGATATCCAGCCCGTGTACCTTGGCCGACATTAGGTAGGCTACTGGTGGCCATGCTGGGCCACAGGTTGCAGATTCTGGGTCAGTGTTTGCGGGTTCGCCTGGGTCATATTCAAGCTCACAATCAAGCTCGATTCCTGAACCAGCAGAGTAGGTGTGGTTTATTGTTCGCACGTTAGACCCTCCGGTACTTCATGCTCAAGCCCAAAGGCTGCTGCTAGTTCATCTATGCTTTGCTGGTGAGCCTGCCAGTCATGGGCATAGATATCTTGCTGATTGCAGGCCTGCAACGATCCGCACAGGTCAGCAAGAGCGCAGCGCACCGCATTTAATTGCTTCTCAGTCATTTTTAGACTCTCCAGACGAGTAGGTCAGCAAACAACACGGCAATGGCCAGTAGGTAGACGATTCCGAGAATGATACGATGTGCCATGATTTCTCCAGATGGATTTCAGATGGATTTCAGATGGATTTCAGATGGAAGCAGGAAAGGGCCAGGGTTCAGGCTGCAATAGGTCGAAAAACGTCCAAGAGCGGCACTTGATGCATTGCATACGGTATTGCCCGCGCCCTGATGGATAACCGGCATCTTCTGCCGTGTCGAGGTCTAAGGGTGTGCAGCAGGAAAAGCAGCCCCATTGGGCCGCAATCCCTGCCGATTGATAAGCAGGGAATGTACTGTTAAGCATATGCCGTCCAGTGTGACGACTCAAAAAGGGGCTTGTCAGCGATTTTCGCAACCGGTTTCATGCGGTATGCGCTGGCAAATGAGTAAATGCGAATCGATGGTTCTCCAGATACCATACTGACCTTTTTACGCATGGCATCGCCCCTGTAACTGCCCAGCAAGGGTACGCATTGACCCTGCATAAACTCGGTTTCCTGCCGATCTTGCCCGATCTCACGGATTTCCACCATTTGCCCAAGCACGGCGGTAACCTCATAAAAATCGATATTGGTTTGATCGTATCCCCAAGAGCATCGGAAAACGTCCCCGACCTTGACATCATGGGGCGCGCTGCGCTGGGCCTTGTGCTTGGCCTTGCGATCTTCCCAAGACATCAAGCCCGCCAGGGTTTCGGCGATCTTGGCATCAAGACGGGTCAGGTCTTGAAATCGGTAGTGCCAATCAGGTTTAGAGCGCTTACCGCCGAAGGCTATCGCAACAATGCGCGGGCTTGTGCTGGCGTAAACCTCAAACCCGAAGCGCTCATCTTTAGCGTAAAGTGTATAACCGGAAGGGATATAACGAGTGTTTTTCATGCTAAATACTCCAAAGAGACCCCGAAGGGAATACAGTGCAACAGCGCACCCCATAGCACCCGGATGGATGCTACAGGGTAGGCTGTTAGATTTGACCCTCTTCCCGGGCCTTGTCCACAAAACGCACCCATTCTTCAGACTTGCACACGCGGTAGCCGTTTCGCTTTGCTTCGGCTTTCAAATCTGTAAAGTAGTGCTCGAATTTCTCGCGCAGTTTTTCAACAGCGACAGGGCAAGGATTGCTAGTTGTCATGGCGGAACCTCACTCAACAGCTACGATTGCGCGAGCATCAAGCTGCTTGCTAGCTATGTCGTGCATAGTCCAGCAATCACGGCTCCCCCAATAGGCAGCTTCCTCGTCATCAGAAACGACTTTCTTAACCTCGCCAATAATGAGAGTGTTGCGGATCAGATCAGACCCGCGTGGGAACTGGTAGAAAATCCAATTCTTGAAGAATGCTAGGTACTCTGTACGCGTGCTTTTCATGATGTTTCCTTAAGAGACCGCCGTGCATTGTGCTTGCGGGTTGACTAGAATTGTCAAGGAAACTAAACGCCCCTAGAATAGGGGAAACCCTTAGAAAAGCACTGATCCTTTATACAGTAGGTTAGCCAACACTTATGCCAAGGCCATGCACCCAAAACGTCCGCGTATTCCGTCGCGAATTGTCAGACGAACAAAGGCAAATCCTACTTGCAGCCGGTGACGGTGACACCACAATCGGCTTCAATGAGTGTCTAGCACTATGGGCCTCAATCCATGGGCTAAAGGCCAGTTTAATCCTCAATGTTCCACGTGAAACAATCAAGAGGAAGAGGAAGAGCAAGTACCCGGAAGAAGCACCATCCGCTTCCCTCGCACCCCATGCAGATTCTGCATAACCCTATGCAACATCAGCATCAGGGATAACCCTACTATCGTTAACCCTATTAGGGTTTACCCTGTGAGGGTTTGCCCGGATGTGTGATAGGGGGGGGAGG